GTAGCCGTCCGAGCTAAAAAAACCCCATCATTGAGCGCACCCTTACGCAAGTTGCATGACTTGCATAACACTCGAAGGTTATCAAGCTCATGACCACCACCGGACTTTCGTGGTATGACATGATCGATGTGCATCTCACCCTCATCTGTACCACACAACTGACACATGCGACCATCGCGCTTGAACACGCGTTCACGCTGTTCGCGGTACCGCCTGCTATTCAGCTTATCTAATGCCATCCCTTATCCTTCCAATGCTGTAAGGCTATGCATGGCTCACCATATCTATGACCTATGTATTTAAGACCCCACTCTACCTGCTTATATCCATTAACCCTAGCAAGGTACTCACTACGTCCTTGAGGTATACCATGATGAGAACCATTCTTAGCATTAGGTCTCCAATTAGATTCCTTGGTATATAAGATCTCTAGGCATTTATATTCTTTATAGTTATAGCCTAATGAATGTAATGCATATTCTTTATATGTTACATATTGCATTGGTTTAGATCCACCTGCATCAGGCATGATGCATAGAGCTATCCCAATAGCTACCAGCACCCCCCGAGCGATCCGCCTAAGCGGCTCGGGGTGAGCCTTTGAGAGGCTCTGCCTAGTTAGCGTACCATCGCTGTCAAATCCATTTGTATAAGTCCTGCTCAGAGCGGTGTTTCGTTTCAAGATTACCTCCTGTGGATAACTTCTGTGGATAACTATTTATCCGTACTGTAGAAGCCCTTACCCTTAAATACTGCTGGAGTAGCTGATATAACTTTAACCATCGGTTCATTACAATAGTTGCACAAAATCATTGGTCGATTGTTCCATCCATGATTGATCTCTTGACTGAGATTGCATCTGGTGCATTTGTAATCGTAGGTTGGCAAGTTAAGCACTTCCTTATCATGTATGACCCACATCCAGAGCATCGGTCTATGTCTGCCTCAGTAGGTTCTTTGTCTAAGTGACCATATCTTAATATGAGTAGTGGCAAGAGATCCTCAAGTCGGATTATCGCGGCATACTCACGCGCATCCTCACCCTGTCCGTTGAGTCTAATCACTCCAAAGCCCAATTCCCCCGAAACGGCTGTGCGAGCTTTTAATTGTTTGATGTATGCAAGAGGTTGAAATCCAGCGCGGGCTTTGACTTCAACATCGAACGGCACATTAACAATATCCTTGCCACTACCCCTTCCCACACATGCGCCAGACCACCAAGTCGATAGGTACTCAGCTACTACGCGCTCTGTGCGGAAACCTCTGTGCTTCCTTGCTTGACTAGCCATTGACTGCTTTACACTTAGAGCATTGCCATGTAACAACACCATTGACTGAGTCAGAAGATATGTCCTCTAAATCTCGTATTGCAACTGGCTGATTACATAGCTGACATGGTACGAATGCCGACATTAAATCGACCCATTCACCATTGATCTTAATTCCGATGTTTCCCACTAGATTCTCGCCTTCTGTGGTTGCCATTTCCCTGCACTGTTCACTTCATACCACACAGCAGGACATTTACCCTCAAAGCCTGAATGACCTAAAGCTGTGCATTGATAAGCAGCCCAATCCTTGCCAGTCTTTGCGCTATGTCCGGTTTTCCATACCATAGATCCATGCTTGCATTGAGGTACTTCTGCTGCTTCGGCAGTACCAATCACCTGAGTAATAGTCTCCATAGCCTTTTCAAGTGTTACTGGTGCATCGACTACTTTGTTATATTCATTTACAGGCGTAGTCCAATAGTCTTGCTCTGCTGGCTCTGCATCTGCTTTACGAATAGCAGCTTCTAGATCTTGAACTGCTGGCTTGATAGCGCGTTGAGTTACTACCTTGCTCATTTCCTCGCGGCTTGGTCTCTTTCCTTTAGGCGCATAACCTGCATTTGCAAGTGCTCTGCCGATTGCCGAAGTCTCGCAATTCTCCAATGCACTAGTCTGATTAACGCCTCGGCTAGTAACTGTTTCCTCAGCGTACCCTGTTGCCCACGCGACAACATCTTCTGAATCTTTGTACAGATAAGCTTTAACAATGTATCGAGTTGCCTCGACAACTTCCAGCTCAGTTGATATGCGAAACGCTGGATAGTCCTTAATAAACTTTTCAAGTCGTACCTCCACAGGCTCATAATCGGCTAAATTAAACATAGAGATCGTTTTCCTCCGTTGCTAGTTGCCCTGCAAGTGCGCCGTAGCTGCATAGGTCGACCCAGTTGTCGATATGCTGGGCTGATTGATTAGTCCGTGCAAGTTTGACCAAGACCATGATCCCTGCAACCTGATAGTCGTGAATTGGTGTTTGTAGGTATGCTGAGAGCAGCATTGCTGTGTGTTGCAGGTTATCCGCAGGGTGACCGTATGATAGCCCACGCTCACGGATCGTGTCTGTTGCTGTAAGTAGAATCTCATTAGCGCGCATCTGTTGTCACTCGCTGAAATGACTTAGCAACGATTAAGCCTTCACGCTTGCCTTCGTTAAAGCCCTTAGCCCATCCGACTAAATACCACAAAGCATTGGCTAGTAGAAGCAAGATGATCATTGGCATCTCGAAACTCATTATATTTCCTATCTGTGCCAATGCCCTTGATTGGCTACAGACTTAGTGTGACACAAGTGTCAGACGAATCAAGGACATTTAGATAACGAAACCATAACGATTATCTAGGTCTGCCGTACGACTTTCCAGACACAATGAATGTGCCATCCTTCTCAATGTTGATTAGATCTACCTGAACCTTGGCTTTGTTTACATAGATGATAGCGAAAGCCTGTTGCCAGTTAGCCACGCCCTTGGTGTAAGCAGCTTGCTTAAAGTCCATAAGATTGCCTACCTCGACACCATGCAGGACACGCCCTATACGGCCTCCAGAAGCCTCTGAGAAGGCACTACGCCCTGCCCTGTGCGTATGACCTGAGATGACATTCTTTCCATGCCTACGGGCTGCCTCAAGGGCTGATAAGCCCCCCTGTGGCTTAATCGGTGTGTGGTCTCCATGTACTGCAATCCAGTTAGGTGCAATAGGCATAGGATTCTTATGAAAGGTAATACCTAACTCATCGAACTTCATGAACTTCTCAAAGCGCAGCTCTGGTAATGCCCCGAAAGCAGGGACTTTAGCCATGATGATGTTATATAAGCGATCCGTATGATTAGATCTTATGCAATCTGAAACGCCTAGGTCCCAGAGAAGCTGCACAGCCTCGTTGCGGTCATCATCTAGGGTCTGGGCATAACTGCCCATGCGCCCTTCTTCCCACTTGCTAATCTGTGGAAGGTCGATCTCATCGCCAATGGTGACTACTTGATCTGGCTTAAACTTAGAGATGAAGCTTGCAAGGTTACGGGTTGCAACCCTGTCATGGTAAGGGACTTGTAAGTCCGAGACTACGACTATTCGCTTAATCGTCATCCTCATCATCTTCGTAATCGCCATAACGCTCTGGCTCTATAGGATCTGGCAAGATCCAATGTGGGTAGGCTTGAGGCTCTGTGATCATGAACATTGCTACATCTTCTGCGAAACCTGCTCGCTTAAGAGAACAGAAGTATTCATAAAGCCCAATGCAATAAGCATCTAGCTTTGAGTAGCCTTGTTCCTCAAGTGCCTTAGTTGCTTTTCTTGCCATGAGAAAATTATCGCTCTAGAAGGATGTTATAGATCTCATCGACACGCGCATGCAATCGCTTAATCTCTGTCAGTAAATGAGTAATGACAAAGCCTGAGAGACCACCGAGTGCCACGATGGTCGCGATGTAGAGCTGAAAGAAATCTGTCTGTGTCACTTTTTAGGGCTCGCGTATCCGAATACACCTGATAGCACAGCCCATAGGATTGCGCGGTAATCTGCCTCAAAGTTTGATGATGCCCATGCTGCTAAGAATGCTCCAGCTGCAAGGTAAACAGGGTTCTTGATGTTCTTCATTATTCTCCACCTAACATAGATACTTGAAAAAAAGCACCATCATTGTCAGCCGTTTTCTTAAACGAGACATGCATGTGCTTAACGTGTTTGTTAGCCCCTGTGTACTTGCGCCACTTCCAGTTAAGGATGCTGGAGCAAATTCGTCCATCGAAAATGATGTAACTAATACGTTTGTCTGCTTTGGACTTTGATAAGGTACGAAGCTGATCTGCAAGATCGCCCATGATGTCGGGCTTGCTTGACTTGAACAGGTCACGATCGACATCAATGGCACGTACCCAGCCTTGCTCATCTGGATTATGATCAGACTTGCGAGCAGCGTGTCGGGTATCACCAATCCAACCATCCGATGTGCGGTCACGATCGGGGAATGAGTCATCAATCTGCTCTCTTAGTTGGACAGCAGCCTTAGAGAGTTTTACCTTCATCCAAGTAAGAGCTTCGCTTCATCTTCTGAAATACCAAGCTTTGCCAGTAGTGCAGCTTTAGCCTCAGCCTTGGTTGCAGCTTCTGCTGCTGCTGCTAGGCGATCTGCTTCTGCCTGGGCTGCTGCTGCTTCATTGGCTGCAATTTCATCGGCTGTCAATGGACGCTCGATGACCTCACCTGTTGCGCAGTTTACTTCGATTGCTGTTGTCATTGTTGCTCCTTATGAGTTTTTGATGCCGTATAGATAGAAAGATGAACCAATCATAAAATTGCCGCTGGGTGGATAAATGAGTATCTCATTAATTGCTGCCGTTGAACTTAACAAATATGCCGCT